GTTTTTCTCCTTTATGCGACAATTTTGGGATAGCAATAAAGTGTGTTAAAGCTTCCTATCGGCAAAGCGTCTGCCGTTCCGACTTTTGTTTCGTCGTTGTTATATGTATGCACGAAAAGTTTGCGCGTGCTGTTGCCCTGCGATATGCCGAACGTATAATATTCTAAATCCGCTCTTGGCTTGATTTTTACGTCAATCGTAATGCCGTCGCTCCCCTCTAACGTAAACGTAGTAGTGTGCTGGCAGTATCTGAGCAGGAGATAGTTCTTCGTGTCGGAATTAGCAAGGTTAAAAATAATGCAGTCTGGCATATCCGAACCCTTTAGCGTAAAGCAAAGATTGAACACTGAATGCACGTCCTGCGTCTTGTACTCAAGCTCCGTGAGGTCTGTTACCTCAAGTCCTAGATGCCAACGTCCGTTTTTAAACGTGTCCGCATTTTGAGAAGTAGTAATAGTAGCTCCGTTCTCGTCGTCTAGCGTACCGTTCAGCGGTGCTAGAAAAACGCTTTTTAGGTCGCTGCCACTATACATAGCAATCTGCGTTCTTACTTCTGTGTCGGTCAAATCTCCCAGCTTACCGCCCCATGCGACTGTTGCTTCGTCCCATGTCATGGTAGCTTCGTCCCATGTCAGACTGTAGTTGTCATCTACGGCATACGTGTTGAACTCAAGCCAATTTCTTGCCTTGTACTCACGCGGAAGATTCACGGCAAAAATGTACTCGCCGAATTTTGCTTCTCTGTCTAGCGTCACGCCCTCAAGCGTGGGCTTGTAGTACATATTTATTTTCGAGCCGCCGTAATAGTCGGATTGTTGGTCATACTGCAAGATAACGTTACGGTCTATTTCCAGCTCGTTCGCCATAAGCATATATGCCGCATTAGTGGAGTAGTTACCGTGTTCGTCATACGCTTTAACCATGAGGTAGTATTCGCCTGTGTTCGGATATAGTATGCGGTTTTTGTCGTTGGTAGCCGTCCTAAAGAGTTCAACTCCTTTTTCCCAGCTCAGCTCCGTGCAAACCTTAACTACGTAGCGAATACTGTAGATGTTCAGCGCGTCCCAGTAGAAGTCTAGGCTTGAGCCGTTGCGCTCTACTAAAAAGCCCGTTACGTCGGGGATAACAAAGTATAGCTCACCTCGTTCACCCTCACCAAACGGGTCATAAAACGCGATTGAGATAGTTTCAATGCTGCTCGGTACGTCCTCCAAAAGAAAGACGTTATCCAAGGATTGGTATTTCACGCCGTCAATGTAGATGTTCGCGCCGATGCAGTTCGTCGGTATCTCGCTAAACGTAATTAGCAAGCCCTCGTTGGATTTTGTCGCCGCTATATTAGTCGGCGCGTCCGGATAAGGCTTGTTATAGTACAGCTCCGCGGCGGTGGAAAACTCGCCGTCTTGATTAAAAGCGTACAGATAGATATGGTCGACACGTTCAATGCTCATTCTCGTACTTGACGTGTCTATGGTACGTTCCAGTAACCCGTTCGGGTCGCCTATCTTCGTATCAAGGCGCAGCTCGTAGTAGGCAAAATTGGTAACATCCTTAATCATATCCCACGAAAACGTGCCGCCGAACCGGTCGAACGTCAGCCTAAAATTTCGTGGTGTCTGTACGGCTCCTTCATTGGCAAGGTCTATATCCTCCTGCGTGAAGCCGTTGGCAAGGTTTATCTGCTCTGTTGCCTGCGCAAGATAGCTCTTGAGCAAGCTCATCAGATAGCGTCCGTCGCCTTTTATGCTAGTCGGTAGCGTTGGCAGCTCAAGAAGCGTCGCTACCTGTTCTTCGGTTGTCGAGGTATCTGCGTCTGCCATGTATCTCACCTCTTAGCTTGTTGTATATGTGTGTGCTTGCGAACGGTGCTACGCCGTAATCGCCAGCGCGCTCGCCACGGCTGTTTGTAATGCGCTCCATAGCGACGTGTCCTGCGTTAGGTCGTATTCGTTCTCATTCAGTGCAAGGATTATCGCGCCACGCACGATAATCTCGTTGATAGCGTCGTGGTCATACGGCAGCTCCTCACGCTCACCGCCAACTAAGTTCTCAGGCGTGGCAAAGTATCTGAACCGCACGCTCTCACTGCCGTCTACAATCTCCGCTCGGTTGTCCGTCATCCGCAAGGGATACAGTCCAGCCGCTTGAGCGTAGTTCTTAGGCAGCCTGTCGCCGTCATGCACGAGCGTTTCCTGCACAAGCGTCGGGAACTTCGCCGCGATAAGCTGTGACGATACCTGCTGCAATGCGTTGTTTAAAAATTCAATGCAGCGTTCGTCTGAATACTCGTCGCTGATGTCATGCCCTGCTGCTTTTATTCTTGTGATTGCTGTTGTGGTTAACATTTATGTAATCACCGCCTAAACCTTAAACGGTAGTTTTACATGAGCGTTACGGTAACGTCTGCGCGGTACGAGTGAATCCACAGCGTCGTTTACTGCTTCAAGTAAGATGTCATTTTCTGTTTGTCCAAGTACCATATGAACAAGCTTTGCTACAGCGTCTTTCCACAGATTAGGCAGTTCAATCAAATCCTCATCCTCGGAAATCTCATGCAGTAGCGTTCTATATTGGAGCTTGATACAGCGGTCACCACTATAAATGCGTCCGTTTTCCACCTTGTACTCACAGTATTCCGGCTCTTGAATACCCTCGCACGGAGTTAAAATCCGTTTGGTTCGCATGCTCATGACGGCAACTAGCGTTACTAAGTCGTCCGGCAATTCCACGCCACCTGTCTTAAAATCGTAGCTTTCCAAAAGCTCAGGTTCTTCGCCGTTTGTTTCAGCTTCTCTTTCAATATCGGCATTCTTAATTAGAACATCGGTATTCATTGCGTCCTCGTCAAGTACGATGCTGCGCTCTAAAAAGTCGCTATTCTTTAAGGCGTATGAATTACTCAAATATCTCAGCACTTCATTTGTTGCCATTTTTATCTCGTAGTCCGAAAACGTAATCTCGTTATGGTCTTTTGCTTTATACCGGACTAGATATTTAAGTTCTTTGTATGGGAAAGCCATTTATTAGCCCTCCTGTTAAAAATATTTTTTTGGAGTTATCACAGCAAATCTAGGATGTACTTCAAAGAATTTCTTTACATTCTTTACGTACTCGCCCATGTCGCCATGATTTCTCGCTCTTTTAGCTGTAATAAGCCACGGGTCAAAATTCCACATTTCCGGAGGAATGTAGCCCATGACACGCATTCTGCCCTCGCTATCAGAGCTTCTGCCGCCGCCAGCGTCTGATAAATCCTTTGCAAGGTTCATCGCCGTGCCAACGTCATAAGTCGAGCGCAAGTGCATCGTGCCTTTTTTATCATTTAGTATCTCAAGTTCGTTTCGTAGGACTGTCATTTCTTTCCCCCAGTAAAAAGAAAAAGGCATACTCAATTAAGAGTATGCCTTTGTTTTGGAACACGAATAACTACTTTTATCAGCGTTTGATGCCAAGAACAGCACCGGATGCTTTAGGCTGAGTGCCTTGCAAGCCCAGCCAAGACTCAATAAAGAACTGGTCATAAGAACCGGTCTTTGCGATGCCGGGAACTTCGTGAGTTCTTACGAACCACTTCAAATCCCAGTAGTTCATATCCATCAAGTCTACGCGATTATCGGGATACATTCTATGAGATTTTGCAGTGATTACACCGTAGTCGGTTTCTACAACGTCTGCTACCAAGTCCAGCTGACGGGCCCGTTTCATGTCACGGTTAATGGTAGTCATTGCGGTTACCAAACTGGAGAAACGACGCTTTTTAGCCGGACTCATGATAGCCAAGGTCGGGTTGCCACCACGCTGATAGCACATTTCCATTACGGCGGACAAGTCGTCAATGGTGTAATCGGCGGTGCCGCCAAGGTCGACAACGTTGTTTTTGATGATTTTAACATTGGTGCCAGCGGTGGTCGGATTTACCAATTCGCTTGCTACAGCTTCAACTGCACCCTTCATAGTGTTGTACAGAGTAAAGGTTTTCTCCGGGTCGGTAGTGTCTTGACGGATGTAGTACAGAGTGCTTGCTTTCAAGCCGCTAGGCAGGGTATCAGCAACAAAGTACACAAAATCACCGGTCATTAAGCCATGAGCAGATGCAGCAGTCAAAGTCGCGGGGTCACCAGTAGTTACGGTTACGTCCAAGGTTTGCTCTTGCATAAAGAACGGAACGCCACCACATTCAGCAGGGTTGTTGCCGATTTCCGCTTTGGATACATCGCTGTTTACCAGCATGTACTCAATGTCAGATGCGTGCTCAATGAAAGCTTTTTTACGTTGGCGAACAAACTCGTCCTGTTCGTTATAAGCTTTCTTAACTTTGCGCTGTGCTTCGGTTACATAGCCGGAGCTTACAAAGCGTTGGCAGTTGTTCTCCAAGTATTGGAGAGAGCCAACAGGGTGAGATTCGTACTCCTCTTTTTCAAGGTGTGCGTTTCTTTGGGGCGGGCGCAAGCCTTCGGTAGGCCAGCTGAATTTCAATTCAGTTGCGTCTGCTGCTTCACTAAACTCGGACAAGAACATGGTCTTTTCAGGGTCGATATTAGTGATGATTGGGGACAAGTCCTCCGCATGACCGATAGCGTCACTAGTATGGGACTGGCTGACGGACGGACCTAAATTGCGTTGAACATCATTGATTGCCATTTAGTTCACCTCGTTTAAATTTATTAAATAAAAACCAACCTCGGTCTGGGGGTACGTCAGCGGTTCTTATTGCCAAAGTAATTCATAAGCCATTCAGTTTTGGCTTTCGGGTTTTTAGCACTTCTGAGTGCTTTAAAATCCGGACGGTAGTTATTGGACAAGCTTTGCCCGTTTCCTGCCGATTCCACAACCGGAGGACGGTTAGAACGCGTAGGATAGGTACTCAAGCCGTTACGGCTAGCGTAAAACGCCTTACGGGTTTCCTCGTAGTAGCGTTTCAACACTTGCGCTTGCTGTGGCGATGTAGTGCCGTTTCTAGTAGCATTGAGCGCGTCCTCTACGATTCTAGCGTCTTTATACGGCATAGACTGGTATCGAGTGTTCATCATAACGTCGATTGCATTGAAATTCGGTTCACGCTTTTGAGCGTCGATAACGAAATTGCGCACGTCGTTCATGACTTGTTCTTGTGCAGCTCTCGCTGCTCTATCTCTGACTTGCTGTTGCTGAATTTGCCATTGGAGCTGAACTTTGTTATTGGCTACTGCGTCATTGAAAAGATTGTATTTATCTTCATCGATAAACTCCAAATCCTCCAAGTCGTCATCAGTCAAGTTTAAAAGCTTTTTAGCTCTGTCCCTAGCTTCCGCGTCTAAAGCTTGATAATACTTCTGTGCTTTCTCCGCGTCGTTTTCGGGTGTCATCTCCATTTCAAGTCGAGCTTGCTCTAGCTGTTGTGCTTCGGTACGACGAGTAAATTCTCGCTGAGCTTCTTTGATTTTGTAATCGGCATATTGGCTTAAGTAAGCGTCCGGAATACGCCTTTCATCGACATCGCCGCTAGCCATTGCTCGGCTCATCTCATCGATAGTGTACGGAGCAGTGTTTACTTGCTGCGCAGGACTGCTTACACCTACGCTATCGGTAACTCTGTCGCCGGTATAATAGCTTTCTTGCGCCTGCGCGTCGCTCTCATCAGAGCTAGTGCTACGTAATTCACGTTTGCCGGTTACTGGGTCTTTTACAATCTCAAAACCGCCAGCGGACGCTACTACGCTATCGCTTTGGCTAGCTTGCTCTTGTGCGCCACCACCGCTATAATCAGCGGATTGGCTAGGCTCACTAGAATAGCCGCTGCCACTATCGGTAGTCGGCTCGGAATAGCTTTCGGCAGTCGGTGCGGATACACCGCCGTCGCTGGGCGGTGCTACACCAGCAGCTCCTTCTTCGGCATGAAGCTGGAGCATAATCTCAAAATCCTTCATGGATATAACCTCCTAAGTTCGCTTGAGCAGTTCGTTATAAGCGTCCTCTTTCCTAAGTCCCTCATTCACAAACTGGTCAACCATGCTCTTAAATTTTAAAGC